GTCTGGGTGTTCCAGGCCTGCGTCGTCCACGCTGGAACACCATTTGTCATGGTACTGAGGGTCCAGATAGGACCCTGAGTGGCTCCGCTTTGATAGAAGCTGGGCCAGAGCATGATGCTCGCATAACTCTGAGTTGGAATGGAACTGTCCACAACCGTCGTTAGAGGGAAACGTTGAGTAAACGAACCGACCACTGACGGAAATGGGCCTGGCTCCGGCAACCGCATCCCACGAATGGAAAACGGTTTGTGGATTGAAGCCATGAACGCATCCGCGTTCTGTTGAAGCTCCTCATGAATTCTCGATGTGGTCCTGGCCGCAGGGCGTTTGGGCCCTGCGACATGCACAACTTTCTTTGTAGCGCCGATGGCGGCTTTCACCGCTGCTTGCGCTCCAACCGAACTCGCCTTCTTCATAATAGACTTGAGGGCAACTTTTCTCTTTCCTTTCAAACTCTTTCTCGCTTTTCCCTTCTTCTTTGCCATTTGGGGAAAAGCTCCTTGCTTTGAAAATTTTGCCGCGACCCAACCCACGGCGTCCAAAATGTCGAGGCATCTCTTCAGTTGGGGAGAATGTCTCATTTCATTACGAAATTGGTCAAGTAATTCAATGGAAGGCAGATTACTGAGAAGACGGAAGAAGATTCTAACCCAATTAAGGGGTTCTCCAACCACCATCTGTTTGTCCTTGTCCCATCTGATCCGAGTGGAACAGAATTGAAACTCGACTTCCTCGACGGTTTTTGCACTATATACGCGAAAGTCAGTTTTAATCGGATGACCCAATCGCGCATAATACTCATCAAATCCGGGAAAATACTCCTCGACACAATCATCCCCCATGGCCATTACGAAAGCGTTTTGGTCACGTAGTTTAACTGTGAAGACCCGAATATGCGAGTTGCCGCTACTTGTGTTCTTCCTGCCTGAGATCATGATACCAGGTGTAACCTGGGCCCACATGGTCCCATTCGAAAGGGAGCGGACGGCTAGTGCTGCACAAAAATATCTATTTAATATTATATTCTCATAATCGCATGCGACTGGGGTGGGAATCGCGTCAAAATTCGAAAATTGACGCGCACGAACTTGTGCTTCCAGCTCAAG